CCTCGGTACTGGTGTGAATATGCAGGAGCGGTTGCACCTGCTGATACACATGGATGCTCCGGACAGACCGATGGACTATACGCAGCGTAACGGACGTATTGAGCGACAGGGAAATCTCCATAAGGAATGGGGAAAAACCATCCGTATTGTCCGTTTCGGTGTAGAGGACTCTCTCGACGTGACTGCCTATCAGCGACTGAAGACCAAGAGTGGTTTCATCAACTCTATCATGGACGGTAAGGCAGCTTTGGCCAACAATCAGGTAGACCGTACCGTTGAGGAAGAGGAGGAAGGATTGTTCGACAATCCTGTAGCAGTCCTTTCCGGTTCGCAGTACGCCTTGAAGAAGAACCAGGCAGAGCGCGAGCTTCGTAAGTATCAGGGTAAGAAAGCCCAGTGGGAGGCTGACCAGGTGTATGTCGCCAACCAGCTACGCAGGAATAAGTCAGAGGTTGAGGCCACCGAAGCCAACATCAAGACCGAAGAGGAACAGCTGGCGCATATCCGCAAGCTATTCCCAGACGGTAAGGTAAAGACCATTACCGTTGAGGGTACCGTCATCGATATGACGAAGGATGATGGCGAGAAGAAGCTGAACGAGGCCATCAAGGAGAAGATCAACGAACCCGTGAACGCCATCGTGAAGCGTAACCGCGAAAATGCCATATATAATGACGAGACGCTGAACTACACCATCAAGCTCGACGGCCATGATGTAAACTTCAAGGTTCAGGTGATGCGTGAGTCCGTCTATGATCAGGGCAGGATGCGCACCGTCATCCATAAGTACATATCCTACGTCTCTCCTGATCTTCGCATTGAGTCTACCGCTGGCAGCAACAGCGTGAGGGAGAATGTGGAGGAAATTCTTGACCAGGTGATTACAGGCCGCGACTATGAAGATCGTATCGAGGCTTTCAAAAACAGAATCAGCCGCATCAATGCCGAATCCGAGCAGCTTCAGCAGCGTGTGGGTATGCAGTTCCAGTATGATAAGGAGCTGGAGCAGGCCCGTAAGAACGTGGATGAATACACCGAGCTGATGAAGAAGGAAATGGAAGAGAAAGAAGCCAAGTATGCCGCCCAGCAGCAGGAAGCCAAGGAGAATGGCGGTTTCGATCTCAACAAAGCCGAGGACAGCGAGGAAGAGGATGATGTGCGCTATAGTGCCGAAGAGGATTTGGAAGACGAACAGCCGAAGTTCAGAGGTGTGGATGAATTTGTGGAAGGCCAGCAGTTCCCCATCAGGAGAGTTGCAGCCGATAGCAGCTTTAATGTGCTTGGCAGGTCGTACCAGTATAGTAGCGACCTTCTGCCAGACGAGTTTGCTACGCCGCAGGCTTTGTTGGATGCCGTTCGTAACGCCTATCCTAACTATTACGCCACTATCGAGGCCGAGAGCGTCGTAATGAGAAGCTGGGACACCGTAATGGATGAGGCCCGCAATGCCCGTAACGCGAAAAACATCAAGGGTACGGAGAGTTACGTAGAGCGTAAGACCCGTCAGGCCATTGATGCCGTTACGGATATGGCCAACCGTATGCACTTGGACGTTGAGGTGCTGACAACCACCGAAGGACTCCAAGGCAAGAAGGCACGCAGTAAGGGATGGTTCAACCCCAGAACTCACAAAATAGTTATTGTTCTGCCAAACCACACCAACAAGGATGATGTGATAGGTACGCTGCTGCATGAAGGTGTGGCCCACTACGGACTACGTAAGATGTTCGGACGGAACTTTGACACATTCCTCGACAATGTATATAATAATGTGTCGCCGGAGATTAAGGCCCGTATCGATGCAGCCATCAAACGTAACGGCTGGAGCCGTCATGAGGCTACGGAGGAATACCTTGCAAGGCTTGCGGAGCATACCGACTTTGAGCATGCAACGGCAAACGGCTGGTGGCAGAAGATCAAGGATTTCTTCTTGGAGATGCTTTCGAAAGCAGGCTTCAACACTCAGCTCAGCGATAACGAGCTTCGTTATATCCTCTGGCGCAGCTACGACCATCTGCTTCATCCTGATGGCAGAAGAAATATCTTCGACACCGCCAAGGAGATCCAGATGCAAAGCCGTCTGAAAGTCGGTGACTATGCCGAGCAGATACGCATCCAGCGTACGGGCAGGGTAGACACTTCGCCAATGGTGGCAGCGGACGAACTCCTGGATCGTACCGACTACACCAGCGACGAGATAAACGATATCGTTGACAAGGCAAAGGCCGATGGTACGTATATGAAAGCTCCTAATGGTAAGCCTACAAACCTGAATGAATTGCAATGGGCACAAGTAAGGACGCAGTCTTTCAAGAATTGGTTTGGCGACTGGGAGAATGATCCTGAGAACGCATCTAAGGTTGTTGACGAGAACGGCGAGCCGCTGGTATTATATCATGGAACCAATCTGACGAAAGTTAATCATAGCGTTCCTTTCTGGGAATTTTATCCAGGCTCCCACTTTGGAACCCAAGGGCAGGCCAATAGCCGTCTAAAAGTGGAAACCTGGATGCCGGCCCTTGCGACTTCTCTGAGAAAAAGTGCACAAAGGCGGAGGATTGTCAAGACTTATGCTGTATTTCTGAATATTAGAAAACCTGACAGTACACAAGATGTGCCTAAATCATGGGAAGAAAGTCATTCAGAATGGTGGAATAAGCAGATTGAACTGGCTAAAAAGAACGGCTATGACGGCCTTGTGTATCTCAACAGATGGGAAGATAGGTCTAATCCTGCAGATAGTTGGATAGCTTTTGAGCCTAATCAGATCAAGAGCGCTACGGATAATAGTGGTGACTTCTCAACAGAAGATAACGATATCCGCTATTCCATCCGCACAAAGGAGCCACCAAAGAAAACAGGTAAGGGCTATAAGGTGTTTGTCTTGAAGGACGGCCAGCTCTATCCTCCGATGGTGGCCAATCCTAACGGTGAGGGGACACCTATTGGTGTATGGCTTGATGCAGATGCAGCTCCCGTTGCCGGCACAAGCAAGACAGGCAGGCCGCAAGTGAAAGCAGGCGGTAAGGGTACGCAGGGAGGCAGCGGGCAGTTAGCATATCGTCCTGGCTGGCACTTAGGTACTATCCCGTATGCACTACAGTTCGGGCGTAAGGATGAAAACGGCGAGCGCACCTTGTTCCCCAATAACTTTGTATGGGCAGAAGTGGAGTACGCAGATGATGTGGACTATCAGGATGAGGCCCACGATGAAGGTGTAAATGCTAACGGCAACTACCAGCACTCGCTGGCAGGGTTGAAACATGTTCCCACCGATGGCAGTTACAAGTACCGCACCAATCCCGACCCCAAGACCGACGAATGGATTATCACAGGCGCAATGCGTGTGAATAAGATCCTGACTCGTGAAGAGGTTGACGAGATTGTGAAGAAGGCTGGCCGTGAGCCGCAGAAGATTCAGGACGGTGATATTCTTACGCAGGATATCGTTGATGAGTTGAATGCAGAGATCAAGGCCACAAAGGAAGCCGACGAGATGGGATTACTCTATCGTGATGATGATGCGTGGACGGATGATGTTGCACAGGAGATGTACGAAAAGGCCGTTGCTCAGGAAGGTATCAAGGTAAAGGAAGCCTGGCAGGACTCAATGGTAGCCCTGAAGCTTATCCAGAACGCCATCGCAAAAGAGACGGGTAAGGTGGCCACCGGTGCCGAGGATGCCTACCGTTTCGAGAACCGTATGCACGGCAGGGCTAAGAATATGACCGAGCAGTACGACTGGAAATACTACCGTCCGATGCTGAAAGCGTTCAACGACTTCTGCAAAGCCAATGGTCTGACACATGAGCAGGGTATGGAATACCTGATATCGAAGTCGGGATTGGAGCGCAACGTGTACTATGCTTTCCGTGACGGTGCAAAGGCCAAGCTTGTCGATGATGTGAAAGCCGAGCGCGATCAGTTAGAGAGAGATTATGCAAGAGGCAGAATCTCCGAAGCTGACTATCGCACGAAGCTGGCAGATCTGAATATCAAAGAGCAGAATGGTGTCGACGACTTTATGCAGACCGTCCGCGATTCTTACGCCTACCAGCACGCCAAAGAGGAATATGATGCAGGGAATATAAGCTATACAGAATATCTTCGCATCATCGAGACCGTGATACGTGGTGAGCTGAAACGCAAGACTCCTAAAAAAGATGATCAAGGACATATTGTCTCTGATAATTACTATGACGACTACGCCAAGGATTACTCCGGACTCACAGAGACCTTTGCAAAGGATATGTATGATGTAGCGCAGACCATTAAGAAAGAGGCACAGAGGGCTATCGATCCAAAGGAGAAGCGCAGACTGTGGGGAGAGTATGACGAGGCTATGCGCCAGGCATATCAGACGGCAAGACAGGTAGCTGAGGATGCTGTGTTTGCTGGAGAGGATGGTGCTGCTGAACCACAGCAGCATACAGAACTGTGGGAGAAGATCAATGCCGCCACGAAGGAAACGCTGAAGCAGAGCTATGACAGCGGACTAATGGACCGTAATACATATAATAAGGTACGCGCGATGTTTGACTACTATATCCCGCTTCGCGGATGGGAAGAGGATAAGGCTTCGGATGTCTATACCTATATGGGCAGGGAAAATGTTTTCTCACCAGCTGTAAAGAAAGCTTGGGGACGTACCTCAAAGGCAGAGAATCCGCTGGCGTATATCGGTAATATCGCAGTCAGTACCATCCTGAGCGGACACCGTAACCAGATGAAGCAGCACTTCCTGAACTACGTGATGAACAATCCCACAAGCCTTGTGAGCATCAGCGAGTCATGGTATGAGAATATTGCTCCGGAAGGTGAGGCTCCCGTCTGGATCCTCCGCACCGCAGACACCGCAGGCAAAAGTCCTGACGAGATTGCGCAGATCGTGAATGACTTCAACGACGAGATGCATCAGAAACAGGCAGAGGGTAAGGCGATGCCGGTACGCGGCAGGCTGAGGCTCGATGTACACGCCACCAGCGGACAGAAGTCGGAGCATGTGGTGGAGGTGCAGCGTGCAGGCCACACCTATCAGCTCTATATCAACGGTAATCCCAAAGCCGCACAGGCACTCAACGGCAGCGCAGCAAGAGCCGTTAGCCGTATCAGTGACACATGGCTGGGAAAGAAGATTACCAAGATCAACCGCGATATGGCTATGTTCTTTACCTCGAAGAATCCCGCTTTCGTGGTCAGTAACCTTAGTCGAGACCTGAATATGGCTGGTGCGAGTGTGGCCGTCAACGAGGGTAAGAAGTATAACGCGAAATTCGTTGAGAATGTCGTAAAGGTGCTGGCACCTCGTTTGGACGAGAGTTCAAAGTGGGTGCCTGCATCGAAGCAGCCTACGGGACTGATGCCGAGTCTGATGCGTAAGTGGAAGAACGGCACACTGGATCTCAGCAACGAGACAGAGCGTTACTTTAAGGAGTTCATGGACGAAGGTGGTGAGACCGGTTTCGTGAATATGCTCAGTATAGACTCCTTCAAGGAGAAGATGAAGAAGGAGATTGCCGAGATGAACGGCAGCGCGCTGTTCGGTAAGGGCGTGAAAGAGACGTCTATCCATAAGGGCCTGCGACTGCTGGGCGAGACCTTCGAGTTCTATAACCGTTGTGCGGAGGATGCTACGCGCTTCATCGTCTACATGACCTCGCGCCAGATGGGTAAGACCCTCGAAGAGTCGATTGCCGATGCCAAGGACGTGACCCTGAACTTCAACCGCAAGGGAACGGGAGGTTTGGGTAATGCGGAGGTGCGCGACTTGTTTATCTTCGTGAATCCCGCCATCCAGGCACTTGCCAACATGTACCGTATGGCGAAAGGACACCCGCTGAAGTTCGGAGCCGTGACCGCAGCGTTCGTGGCCGGTGGCGCCCTGATGCCGGTTATCAACCAGTGGCTGCTGAATATGTTCGGCGACGATGATGATAAGCAGGCATATTGGAACTTGCCGCCTTGGGTGCGCAAGAATAACCTCGTATTCTGGTTACCGTTTACGAAGAACTTCCTCACTATTCCGCTGGCGCAGGAGTTCCGCGTATTCTACGGTGTTGGTGAAATGATGTCGAGTGCCATCATGGATCATCCGATGGATAAGTGGGGATTGGAGGTATTCTCTTCTGTAGCAGACCTCATTCCTATCAATCCTACCGGCAACGGTGGAAACCTGATGGTGGACTTTGCGCCTACGATGGTGCAGCCGCTGATGCAGGTGGGCGAGAATGTGGACTTTACGGGCAAGCCTATCTGGAGAGAGAACCAGGGCAACAAGCACGCACCGATGTATGAGAAGGCCTACGTGACTACGCCGCAATGGATGATCAAGTTCAGCGAGGCCATCAACGACGTGACTGGCGGTAACGAGGGTAAGAAGGGCGTCGTTGAGAGGTATGCGCCATTCTGGGGTGACTACATCAACAATCCGGCCGTGTGGAACCATCTGCTGCAGGGCTACTTCGGTGGTATGTACAACACCATCGCCAAGACCTTCGATGTGGGTGTGACCGCTGCGAAGGGAGAATTGCCGAAGATCTACCAGACACCGGTAATCAACCGATTCTTGAACCGTCCTGTGGAGCGCGACAATGCAGGCGCACTCGGCGAGGAATACTACAATCTCACGGAAGAGCGCGACGCCATCATGTATGAGCTTCGCACCTGGCAGAAGAAAGCCGCAGACGGAGAGGAGGGCGCACAGGAGCATGTAGACGAGATCTTAGAGAGTCCGGAATACAAACGGGCAGAGGTTGTTTCACATTATGAAACAATCATGAAGGATCTGAAAGCGGGCGAGCGTGCAGCCACCGAGAGCGCAGACAAGGCCAATATCAAGGAAAGCATCGGCATGTATAAGCAGCAGATGATGGAAGAGCTGGATGCCATTGATGAAGGTAAGGAGCCGCTTGATGCTGCCATCGAGGCGTTTGGGAAGGCCAAGACGTTTGCAGAAAAGAACCGATTAAGGATGCGTATCGAGAGGCTGATGCTTAGGTCAAATGGGTCGAATGGGTCTAATAGGCGCAAGAGCAAAGCAACGGAGGTTGAGAAGGCACTGAGCTATGTGAGCGACATCGAGAAGGAAAGCCGCGACACCAACGAGAAGTATCTGCTACTCGCTTCGGCTGAGGCAATCCGCGACGATGCACGCATCAAAGCCGCCAAAGCAAAGGTCAAGGCCATCAACGATGAGTATAAGAAGATCCAGGCAGAGCGCCCTGACCGTGCAGCAGAATTCTACCGTAAGCATGAGAAAGAGCTACAGGCCTACCGCATCCTCGACCAGCAGACCCGTCTGATGAACCAGAACAAGAAACTTCTTGGCAAGGGCAGCGACCAGAACATCATGAAGCTGATCTCCAACAACCGCAGGACGATGCTGGATGCCATCAGACAGATGGAATAATTTCTTTTTATACGATAATATAATGATTTTACTCTCTACCGGCAGATGTCCGTGACGGATAGCTGCCGGTTTTTGTAAACTTTTATATATTCTTAACTTTTCACGTCGATTATGTTCCTTACCTTTGCACCGAACATCAACAACTCTATTTATGACCAAACAGGAGAAACGGATCAGCTACCAGGCAGGCATCACACGCAGGCCAAGCGACTTCCTCTGTCAGGACGGTGAACTGGCAGAGTGCATCAACCTGACTACGGATAGCGAGGAACTGAAACCGATGGTACAGCCCGCAAGTTATATGAACGGCGCGCCAACCATCATCTTTATCCACAAGTTCAACGGTGAAAGCAGATATATCTCGCGCACGGGTGACAAGATAAACTGGGGTTCAAAGAACGGAAGCGGCTATTCAGGTGGAACGTTTATGCTGACTGCCAGCGGAGATGCAAAGATAACCGCAGTCGGGAAATGCCTGACAATCGCCGACGCAAACGGACTGCATTATTTCCTTTGGAAAACAGACGGATATACACCCTACGAAACGCTCCCTGTGCCTGACGTGGAATTCTTCTTGCTCGGAAGCGATACGGATGCCGTTCACTTTGACCAAGAGACAGACGTGGATCCACAAACAGAGCAGGAAGTGTTCAATGACCTTGTTGTAGGTATCTACACAAAGAATAAAAAGGCCATAGATCAGAAGAAAGCCTTTTGCCAGCCGTTCTTTATCAGGACTGCGCTCAAGCTTTATGACGGTACCTACACGCATGTGTCACAACCAATCCTGATGTTTCCTTCGATATCGGAGAATACACATGTAAGCCGATTTTGGTGGGAAGCCATTGACGACAACAACCCAAGAATAAAAAATGTCAGTGGTGATACCTATTACAGTAAACTGTATTTCAAAAACAACTCAAACATCAACTCTGACATCTGCAAAAGCATTGCGGTGTTTGTATCAGCCGGTATTGATATCTACGACCTTGCCGTTGACCAGAAGCTTAGGCAGACTACTGTCATTCATGATGGAGTCTATAGGGATACTCTGAATGGAAACAGTATCATACATTCCGCATCTATCGCACCGACCTCAGACAACAATTTTATCACGAAGCGAGAAGTAACGGATATAGAGAACGACATCAAGTCGACGTCTATCTTCTATAAGTTGTGCGAGTTGGATCTTGTAGGCGACCGGCAGGCACACGATATCGGCGAGAAGATTGAAATGCACACGCTTGAAAACCTGACGTCGCTTTCAAGACTTGATGCCGACGATTATTATTCCTTCTGTCCGCTGAAGGCCTCAATGATCTATTCGTACAATTCGAGACTCAACCTTGCCAATGTGGAACGTGGATTCTTCGAGGGATTCAGCAACTTTGTAAACTGGGACAACGTGAGTGATTCTGTATATGACATCTATGTCAATATCAAGACGGACAATGGCGATGTGGTCGTAAAACATACGACAGCATCCATTAAGACCAAGCAGGGTGTGTGGTTCTACTATCCGGATGCAAGGGCTGACTTTGTCCGCATTATGAATGGTCAAACCACAGTCTTAAACGCAAGGCTTACAGAACATCCAGGGCTGAATGGCGCATACTATTTCGCAGGGCTCCCGAGTGCAAACCTCCAACCGTACACGAACGGAGGATTTAGCGAGGGTGCTACTACGGGAGCAAAGGAGCTTTTGCCGAACTACATCATTCAGTCGGAGGTAAACAATCCGTTTGTATTCAAGTCGGCAGGCTATTTCAAGGTTGATACAGGAGAGATCTTCGCCATGTCTACTATCACGCAGGCATTGTCGCAGGGACAGTTCGGTACATACCCGTTGCTGGTGTTCTCCGAAAACGGTATCTGGGCATTGTCCGTAGCCAAGACCGGCTATTACGATGCAATCAATCCCATGAGCCGTGAAGTATGTATCAATCCCAATATGGTCGTACAGACAGACGGAGCCGTATTCTTTGTATCAAAGAAGGGCCTGATGGTAATTGTCGGCAATGATGTGAAATGTGTGAGCGAGGCGTTGAACGGAAAGACGTTCAACACCTACGGCAATGTAGCCGTTACCGGAAATGCAGCACCTTGGGCAGACATCATCACGGCCTGCCAGGGTGCGGCCTCATTCCTCGACTATATCCGCGATGCTGATTGCATGATGGCCTACGACTACATCGACTCGCGCCTGCTGATCATCAATAAGAAGCTTGACAGCAATGATGATCCGGTGTACGGTTTCGCCTACGTCTATAATATGGCCGACGGCACCATCAGTAAGACCGTTCTGCCAGCTGCCATGACGAGCGTGGTAAACAACTATCCCGACTATCTGCTGCAGAGTGGCGCACAGATCTACACCCTCTACGGTAAGCAGCGCGAGGAAGAAATCAATACCCGCCAGCGCGCTTTCCTATTGACACGTCCCATGAAGTTTGCAGGCCCGCTGACCGTTTCGAGTCTGCGCGAGCTTGTAAACGTGGGTATGTGGGACGAAGGTACGGAACAGACGCCGCTGAGTGTAGTAAAGACGGTGGTCTGGCTGAGCGACGATATGCGGACGTGGCATGAGATGCAGAGCCGCTTCGGTGCTGCTGCGAGGTACTTCCGCATAGGACTCTTTATCAATATGCTGCCGACGGAACGCCTGAGCGGCACGATCATCATGGAACAGGAGAGACGGACAGACAATCTACGCTCATGAAGGACCAGGCATACAGTAAGGAACGGATGAAGGACGACCTGATGAAGGTGTACCGCGAGATATCTGGCAGTCACACTTGCCGGTATCAGAACGACGCCTATGAGCAGACGGTGCTGCATCCCGCACCCCGTTTCTATATAGATCCCCGCAGGGCGCATCAGGTGATATCGCCCATGTGTCGCGGTGACTTCTCGAAGCTCAGGATGCTCTCGCCGTTGCGTCAGGAGATGTACCAGGCACTCTTCGAGACGGTGCAGCGCCTCTACCAGAGCAGCGCCTACTGGAAGAAGTCGCTCAACTACGTGCTGCAGTTCGCAGTGCTGGAGCCTGCACCCCGTTTCTACATCAGCGCCGACAGGATGAGGCTGATATGGAAGGAACGTACACGAAGGAAAAGAAAGGAGGTAGCGGATGAAAAGGATATTGATTGAGAAGATCGTGGTGACGGTGGTGCTGACTGCATGGTGGATATTTCTGCCGATGGTTGGCTACGATGCAAACGACTACCGCAATGCGGACGTGCTGGAGCACCTTGGCTACATGGTGAGTCATGCGAACGTCTGGCACTTGCTCGGCAATCTCTTCGTGCTGTGGCTCTTCCGCAACAACCTCTATCTGCTGCCGTCGTTGCTGATCGGGTTCCTTTGTTCCCTACTCCCTGCAACGGGTCTCTGGCCGATGGGTATGACAGTCGGATTCTCGGGCGTGCTCTTTGCCATTGCAGGCATCAAGTGGGGAGCCTATTGCAGGAGCTTCGTTCTTGCAGGGCGGTGGTTTGAGCGCGAGGCGCTGTGGGAATTCTCCATGAAGGCCGTGCCATTTGCCCTGATAGGCATCATCATCCCTCACATCAACTGGTGCCTGCACCTGTATTGCCTGTTAGCCGGTTTCGTGTATGGAAGATATAATAAATGAGATCGTACAGGAAAACATACGCCGTAACCGCGAGATCTTCGAGGGCTTCAATCCCGTTACGGGACGCGGAGCGCCGGGGCCTCGCGTCAGGGTGGAGATAAAGGACTCGCCCATCAAGGTGCAGTACATGCCGGAGAGGTGTGTAAGGCACAACGTACTTATCAAGCATCTTATCAAGCGTGGCACCATCCGTAAGTATATCACGGACGAGATGCACTGGGACTATACCGAGGAAAGGTATCAGGACGTGGTGTATGCCATGATGCTGGCAAGGAGCGAGGAGGATCCCGCTTTCTACTTCGCCATGATCTACAAGATCGTGGATAAGGATGAAGGTACGGTGATTCCCTATATCCTGAACTACGGCCAGCGGCTGCTGCTGGCTGCACAGGAGAAGCTGAGGCTGGCAGGCAAGCCCATCCGCATTGTCATGCCCAAGGCGCGACAGTTCGGAGGATCCACAGAGACGCAGCTCTACGGCAAGTGGATGCAGGACTGTCGGCACACCCGCTGGAACATGGCCATCATGGCGCATCAGACGGCAGCGTCCATCCGTATCCGTGCGATGTACGACCTCGCGCTGGAACATCAGCCCGGATGGAGCGTAGGCCACAAGGGAAAGCGGTTGAAGTCTGCACCCTTCAAGGGCAGTACCGCCGACTTCATCGTCCGCACCAATACCAACGAGATCGTGCGTGACAGCATTACCACCGTCGCCAGCTATGAGAACTACGACGCCAGCCGAAGCGCCAACCTGAAGATGGCGCATTTGTCGGAGGTAGCCTACTGGAAAGAGACGGAGCAGAAGAAGCCGGAAGGTGTGCTGTCCTCACTCAACGGTACCATCGGCAACCGTCCGGACACGATGATCGTCATGGAGTCGTCAGGGCGTGTGGTGGGCGACTTCTTCTATAACATGTATCATGAAGCCAAGGATCCTGAGATACCGAGCGCATGGCTCGCGCTGTTCGTGCCCTTCTTCTTCATCGAGCTATACCGCATGGAGTTCAACCAGAGGTATCAGGATATCTTCAAGAACAAGATACCCTGGCGCAAGGTTGAGGAAGACCCGAAATATATTGAGAATGCGGCTGAGTTCGCCAAGTGGCTCTACGACAACAAGGATAATCCCAACAACCCCGAGGGCTACCGCGAGAGCGGCAAGTTCTTCTGGTCGCTGTGGCAGAAGGGTGCATCGTTGGAGGCCATCAACTGGTACAGGGAGAAGCGTAACGAGTTCCGCACACACAGCTATTTCGCTACGGAGTTTCCAGTGGATGATGTGGAGTGCTTCATGGCTGCTGGCAACCTGATATTCGACAAGTATGCCGTCGATGCCATGCAGCAGAAGATGAAGAAGGCACCTATCTTCGTGGGTAACATCATCGGCGACGAGGATAAGGGTGCCAGGGCCATCAGGACGGCAAGGCTTATCGACAGGCTCGATGACGGCCAGGCACTGCGTATCTGGCAGATGCCCGACTGTCTGAAGGTGGAGCACCGCTACGTGGTGAGCGTGGATATCGGAGGACGTTCGCAGAAGTCGGACTTCACGGTGATGACGGTGATAGACCGTTTCCCCATGATGTTCGGAGGCAGGCCGAAGGTGGTGGCGCGCTGGCGGGGACACATCCGTCATGACCTCTTGGCATGGAAGGCCGCACAGCTAGCACACTTCTACGACGACGCGATGCTGGTGATAGAGAAGAATACCGCCGATACGAAGAAAGGCATGATCGATGAAGAGGGCGACCACTCAGGCACCATCATCGACGAGATCGCCGACTACTATCCCAACCTGTATATCGGCAGGACGGAGGTAGACAAGGTGACGCAGAAGGTGACCAACGTGTTCGGCTTCCATACCAACACCCTGACGAAGATCCAGGTAATCGATAACTACGTATCTTACGTGGAGGATGAGCTTTACGAGGAACCTGACGAGATGGCCTTCAAGGAGCTGCTTATCTATGAGCGGAAGGAGGACGGCACGATGGGTAACGTCGACGGAAAGAACAATCACGACGATATCGTCATGTCAACGGGTATCGGCCTGTGGGTAAGCCAGAAGATGCCGATGCCGGCATGGAAGGTGAAGGAAACAGGTGGCGGAGGTACGATGAAGTCGGGGACGGCAGCGGATATCTAACCCTCATCGTCCCATTTCGAAGCCATTCCAAGCAGAGCCTCGAAGTCTGACGCCTCAATGGTGGCGTCGATCTCTACGGGCTTGGGAACGACCATCTTGGTTAGCTCATTGCGGAGAGTGACGAAGAATTTGCGGTCTTCGACATTGTTGGCAGAGTTCCTGGCATAGTACATGAAAGCGTCGCGGTATTCCTCCTGCGACTCCCCCAGCAGGCCTTTGATGAATTCCTTTTCATCCTTGCCTACCTTGTTCTGTGCGCCTTTCGGTCGGCCTGCCTTCCTGTCTGCCATACGCTAACCAAGGAATGTGGGGTGAATGTGCATGGGGCCGATCCGTGCGTTAAGGGCGTTGCTGATGTCGTTGTAGAATGATGTGGCCTGTAGGTCGCAGACGGCAGCGGCCTTCTCGTCGGCAAAGGAGAGGAACAGCTGCAGGGCGCGCATGACGACGAAGCTGTGGACGGCATCGCGCAACGTGTCGATGCAGTGTGCAGGCCATCTGGGCGGCAGGGCGACGTAGATGCTCTTCTCTTCCCACTCGTTCACATGGTCTGCCGATATGCGGTGCACATACGGCGACGGCAGCATGAGATAGGCCTGGCAGCGCGACACGGCCTGGTTGACGGCTGTGTCTACATAGCGGCACAGCAGGTAGTCGTCGGCTCCACCGGCAGCAAGCAGCTTCGGCGCGTCGGCAGGGCGTGACTTCTCTATCTGATGGATTCCGGCCTCGATGTCGTGCATGATCTCAGGCTTCAGCAGGATGATCTCAACCACCTGACTGCCCTGACGCGGGATCGGGAGCTCGTCGGGCAGCAGGCGCTTATGATGAAGATGGCGGGGATAGGGCATATACCTTATTATATTATATAGTGACTAATGAGTGACGCGGACGGCGAAGGAGTTGAATACCTTGTCGTTGTGACGGGAGTAGAGCGTGACGACGGTGTAGCCGGGACAGGCACCGCGTAGGCACCAGCGGCCTTTCGGCGAGAGGAACGGCTGGCAGCAGTTGGTATCGACACGTACTATGATATCGTCGACTGGCATGCGCTCCTCATCCTCCCCTGAGATCACGTAGGATATCTCCATCTCGTCGCCGTGTCCGATGATCCAGGGATTGTCGTAGAGCTGTTCAGGACGCACCACTGCCGAGTTGTCGGGAGTGATGTAGCCCGGCACGTCGCCTCTCTGCGGGATGATGGGATAGCGTATCTCGATGGCTACGGGCCAGTCGTATGTCGGTGCAGCGGGTGCCGTCTTGGTAAAGCATTTCATGATGCCTGCGATATCCTCGTCAGCGGCATTACCGTAGATGGCAGCGAACTCCTTGCTCACGCTGAGCCACCAGAGGCAGACCATACGGTCCTCTACGAACTTCTGCGACAGACGGGCGATGGTCTTCACATAGCCGTTGTTGAAGCGGTCTGACACGCTAAGCAGGATATCCGTCACGCCGTTGGTCTCTGTGGAATCGATGGTGGCATCCTCGGCAATGTTACCGTCGCCGGTGAGATAGTCCACAAAGTAGGTCTTCAGAAGCTCTATCTGAGACAGCATCGAGCGTCCGAGCATCGCCTCATGGTACTGCTCGTTGCCAGCCTGCTCATGGAAGGCTGCGGTGATGAGCTTCGGATCGACGGCCTTGTCTACGACGCCCTTCTGGTAGGTCTCGTTCTTGGCCGAGTTCATGGCCAGCGAGTGGAAGATCTGTATCTTGATGGTCTTGCTCATATCTGTATCAATTTTGGGTTATCTCTCCTGTTACGCTACTGTAGTCCTCTTCCGGGTATTCAGGCGCCTTCTTCTCATGAATGAGACGTGTGACGGATGCCATCTGTCGCTTACAGTCCCCCAGATACTTTTCTGAGAGACGCGGTGCAGTGATGTTGAACCATGAGTAAAGCGCAAACGAGACGCAGTACGCCTCGCATGATTTCTGTATAAATCCGCAGAGGGCATCATTATGGTTTGAAGGAAGTTCCAGAATGACCACTTCTCCGGCACAGCATCCGTCGGGTACGACATTGTGCTTGCATTGCAAGTGCATCGACAACGGACATACGCATCCGCACCTTGTTGCGGCATCAGGCCAGTGCTCGGTGATAAAGGCCGACGTCTCTGTGGCTATGTCTATTGCGGCCTGACGGAAGTAGTCGCTGATGATCTCCTTCTCGTTTGTGCCAAGGGTGATATCCTTGAAGAGGAGATTGCCATGGTCGTCAATCATCCGCTTTCCGATGATTGACAGCGATCTTTCAACGGCTTCGTACAGACCTAAGTATGAAATGACTATCTTCATGGGCATGTCTGTTTACTGTTGTAGCATGAATGGCTGATCTGCGTCCTGACGGGTATAGAGCTGACCGGGACCGTGCAGCAGCTGTGTAGCCATTGCTGCCTGCTGCTGGTCGGCGCCGGGCACCTGTACGGGGTTTGCCGGCATCTGTCCCTGCATGAGCTGGTTCTGGTAGTTGTCGATATCCTGGAGGATCTTGTCGGAAAACGGCGCGTCGAGGTTCTTAAGATAGGTACGTACGTCGATGGCTTTGCCCTCCCAGAGCATATTCAGCACGTCGTTGCCCCACTGGTAGAACGCTGCCGATGCCGCTGAGTTCTTGATCGATATGTTCGTCTTGACGTTGCGGCAGGCGTTGGCTTTGTAGAAGATCTGCTTTTCGGACTTCTTCGGCGTGATGTCGCGGCCTTCCTCATAGTACTGCTGCATGGTGATGAGGGTCTTCATGGCCACACGCTCCTCGAAGCCGTTGAACTTCTTGATCAGCGGGTAGATGGTGGTGGTGGCGTTCTGCGCCTCCATCGCATAGCGCGAGGCAGCGGTGCCGCTGGTGGGCGTCTTACCCTGCAGGGCGCCAGATACGCCCGACACCTCATGGATCATGTTGAGCTGTAACTGCAGCATCTCGTTGGCGCCGGTATTGAATGCCGAGTGCGTATAGAACTCCGGCTTGGCACCCGTACGGCTCTTCGTGTCGTCGTAGATGAATACCGCATCGAAGCGTGACTTCTGCATGGCGTATTCCTCATCAGTCATGCCGTCCGGCTTCATAGAGCGTGGCAGGAAGGTCATACCCTTTGCGGCACTGCGGATGGCGTAGTCATTGATCATCACCATGCGGTTGATGTACTTCTGCTGGTCGATGAAGCTGCCCATGAAGCTGTGCACCTCGCCGTTGACATACGGGAAGAGCGATATCGTGAAAGGATGGCTGCGGTGGTCGTAGGGTGTCTCGCCCTCGCAGAGGATACGTCCGTCAGGTGCAAGGAAATAATACTGCCAGTATTTGTCGACGATCTCCTTGGCGGTAATGTAGGCCCGTTTCTCCTTGGGCACACCCTGTTCGTCGTACATCGCCTTGCGCTGCCTGTTGATCTCCAGAAGGTATTTCAGACCTTCCTTCTCACAGCGGTAGTACTTGTCTATCTGATCAGTAGCTAACGGGTCGAACACCTGATAGCGGGCCTTCACCTCCTGGCGCCACACCTCGATGACGCGCACCAGGCCGAGGTCTGAGGCACGGTAGAAGGAAAGGTTCTCGTAGCTGTTGCGCTCGTTGAGCTGCTGGGAGGTGGAGCGGTTGTGCTGGTCGACCACATCGCCGAGATGGAAGATCTCGTCAAGATCCTCAATGGAAAGTCCGTACTCAGGACGGGCAAAGCGGAAATAGAGGTCTTCGCGCGTGACATCGTGCAGGCATCCAATCATGTGAATATCGCGGTGTACTGGATCGTTGCCGCCCTCCCAGAACATATAGTCGGGATTCTCCGAGAAGTTGTAGGAGTCGTAGAGTTCATCCAGTTCCTCGTAGGAGTTGCGCATGAATGCCGACGACGATATGAGGTATTCGGCAAAGGCGCCGTCGAGTATCTCTGCCATGTACTGGTTCTGCCAGTTGGTCTGTATGGCTGCGGAGAGGTTGTCGGAGAGATCCTTCGCCGCCTGGTTGCGCGCGTAGCACACCGGCTCCGTCTCCTGCTTGGCATGGATGCCGAACACCGACATCCACAGCGATATCATGATATTGTTCTTCAGCGGTGCGAGTCCCTGACGCTGTATCCATTCGCTTTCGGTCATGTTGCCAAGGCCGTAGACATGTATCATCTCTCCCCACTGGTCGCCGAAGAGCATCTGCAGCACACGGTGGCGCTCCTTGCGGAACTCCTCCTTATTATTCCATGAGCGCGCGCACTCGGAGAGCAGGGCGACGTCGTACTTGCCATCGTTCAGGTTTCGCTCGCGGCGCTCCTTCACGGTGTCGTGCCGGTTGCCCTTTCTGAGAGGCTGCACATCATCAAGTGTCAGTAATGGCTTAACCATAAGTCTTTCTCATTTTCGCGCAAAGTTATGGAGAAAATACTCTTTTCTTTCACAGAATTTCGTTAGAGGGCAGAAACGGCGTCATTTCTCGGAGCAAAGCGAAATTCTGTGAAAAACGCATGACTATTACGTGTTAATTTTACGGCAAATTTTCAAAGCTATGGCAGAAAAGAAGGAGAAAAAGATCGTAAAGAAAGCCTACGCGGTGATGCAGGACGCCCTTTTCGAGAAGGATGGGACCGGTGCCTACAAGCCGAAGGAGATGGCCAAGGAGGGCATGACTACCCTGAAGAAGCACTCCACAAGCCTTGTAGTGGTGTGTACCGACAGCAGCGAGGAGGATATCAGGTCGCTCCTGACAAAGAACGACATCCCGTTTGACAAGGTGATCAGGCTCAGCGAGAACTTCGACTTCCTCATTACCGGCGACGACAACTGCGTGAAGGCATGGTCGTGGACGAGCGCCCTGAGCGATATAGGATGGAAGCTCACTCATGAGCCGGAGAGCAAGCCCAACACCCAGCAGCAGGCAGACAACTCGCTGGAGCAGTTCTTCAAGAAAGCGAAGGAAGGTTGTGTGTGTTGCGGAGATTAATCATCTAAACATATTATAATTTATGGCAGAAATTGAAACAACGAAAGTGGAGGTGCAGCCGTCGGCAAGGGACCGTTACCGCAGCCGCTACAGTGCAGCGCACCCCGACCTGAACCTCGACGACGAGGAGGCCTTCTACGGACAGGCCAACCAGAACCTCGACGAGTTAGAGGGATTCCGCGAGAGCAACCGCCAGTTAGGCGAGGCGTTCGACAGGACACCATTGCTGGCAGGCCTTGTGCTCGCAGCCAAGGAAGGTGAGGATCCGTTCAGCTATCTGGCGGAGAACATCGGTCCCGACATGGATATCCGCGAGCTGGCCAACAATCCCGAGTTCAGCAAGCGTATGGGCGACGCGCTGGCGAAGTTCCAAGAGAACCTTGCAGCCGGTGCCAAGTTCCAGAAGGAAGTCGGTGAGAACTACCTGAAGAGTATGGATGCCCTGAACGAGGTGGTGGCCGAGAAGGGACTCAGCGACGATGACCGCGTGGCACTCATCAAGAAGCTCTTCGGCGCCGTCGATCCCGAGACGAAGGAGGTGATCGAGGAAGGCATCATCGGAAATGCATCGAAGGGCATTGTACCAAAGGAAGTCTGGGAAGCCGTGCTGAAGGCACAGAACTACGACAACGACATTGCCGCAGCTACCGACAAGGCCCGTGCGACAGCCCTTAACGAGAAGGTGCAGAACGGACTGAAGAAGTTCGACCAGCCAGTTCCCAACCTCGGCGGCAACAGTGGCAGACGTCCCGCACCGAAGAAGGATGACGGTAGCCTGAAGTCGTTCGGCGAGAACCTTGTCATGTAGAGAGAACCATCAAGAGATAATTAACAACCCATTAAAAAGAAAGAAAAATGAAAAAGATCCAGAATTTTGTGACAAAGCACAGACTTCTTATCAGTCTGATGTTCGTAGTGATTGCCGTTCTGACCGGAGGAACCGGTATCTGCCTTGCAGCAGCCGAGGCCGGAGGAGATCCGCCCGTGGCCGATCCCGCCAACCCTTCAACTGACCCCGTTGATCCAGATGTAAACAACATGGGCGACCCAACAGGTAATGGCGCAGGCCAGAACCTTCCCGGAACCCAGGGCAGCGGTACGCAGATCCGCCGTGGCGGTCTTGCCGACGAGGAGTATGACCCCGACGTGGTAAAGTACAATGCCCCGAAGTATGTACTGTTGAACCTGGCACGTACCGTTGCCGTGCAGCGTAGTGTGAAGGGCTATGAGATCTCTCACCCGCGTATCGGAGAGGCCGAGCTGGTACTTCGTACCATTACCGACATCGCCGAGGGCGAGACCATCACGCTCACCGCAAACAACTGTATGGGCGACCTGAACGAGCTTGGCGTTACTTCCACCATCATCGTGAAGGGCGTAAAGGGCTATGTGAAGGGCAGTCAGACCGAGACCAAGGGCGACCTTGTGCTGTATGTGTCTGGCGTCGACGAGGACGGTGGTGAGGTGACTTGCCGCCCACTGAACGGTAAGGCAAAGATCGAGGGCAAGAAGACTGACTATCTGCGTGACTACAAGGTGCCTGCCATTCCCGCCAATACGGAGTTGTTTATTTCCAGCTATGCAGGCTCGGAGTCGCAGAAGATCGTGAATCCCGACAACTCACAGCCCCGCTTCGCTACCGTATATCTGCAGAAGCGCCCGATGAACATCGTCATCACCGACCACTTCCGCGAGATCCTGAAGAAGACTCCCTGGAGCTACGAGGATATCAAGGACCAGGCACTTGCCAACTTCTCAAAGAAGTTCGAGCGCGACCTGTGGGACGGCGTGCAGGCCCGTTTCCTCGTAAAGATCGACGGTCAGGAGGAGTATACCTATACCTCAGAAGGAATCCTTCGCCAGCTGACCAACACCCTCGGTATCGAAGGCAAGTTCAAGTACGCCCATATCACCGCCATCGGCAAGGTGATGTTCACCAAGTATGCAGAGACCACCGAGGCCTATCTGCTTTGCGGTAAGAACAAGGTGGCAGAGATCGCCAACATGGAGGAGATCATCAAGCACATGGAGGCTACCTACAGCCATCGCAAGACAGACTACGGAATCGTTGTGCGCGACCTCGTCTCGAACTTCGGTACGCTGCACATTGTCTATGCTCCTATGATGGATGAGATCGGCTACGAGAACTTCTGCGTGGCAGTGCCCTTGCAGATTGCACGCTACTACCACAAGATCAAGAAGGAAAGCAACATCGACCTCAACAAGGCCGGCAACGATGCACGCGAGGCACAGCGCTACACCTATATCGAGACCGCTGCCCTGGCACTGCGTGGCCAGAACTCCATGCTTATCGGCCCGTCTGACGAGATCGTCGACAAGAATATCTCCGACAATACCAAGCCTATCGAGGTAGTGGATGCCATCCCTGCAGATCCCAGCGATGGTATGATTATCTCCTTCGAGGGTCTGCTGAGCGAGGACGGCCCCGTGACGAAGGTGAGCACCCTGCCCGTCGACCCGACGGACGGCGACATCATCGCTCCTACTCAGGATATTGTCGTTGGCGAGGCTCCCGACCAGGTGACCTACGAGGAAGGTAAGTACTATATCTACGAGACCAATGCCTGGACCGAGTACACCGGCGTAGTCCTTGACGGTGACAAGGTATGGCAGTGGGATGAGGATCAGGACGAGTGGGTAGAGTACACCGGTACCATCTAAACAGAAATCCTCCTTTCAATGAAGGAGGCCAAGGTAAAGGCATACGTCCGGCCTTGGCCTCCATATTTTTAAACGAGAAAGATTCAAAGTTATGCTGAAGATTTATCAACTCAGAAAGAAACAGAACTCCTTCGAGATCACGCTTCAATACAAAGGTGTCGGCGTGAGGGTGTCATTCGTTGACGGCAACACGTATAACGATATCCCGGCCAAGTGCTACACGAATGACAAGTTCAAGCAGATGGCCATCGAGAACTCGCAGATGTTCAAGAACAAGGAAATCGTGCTGGAGCGTCAGGTAGAGGAAGAGAGTGACCGTAAGGCCGCTGCCAAGAAGGTAGCCATGCAGCAGAAGTCCGCATCAAAGCCCGTCCAACCCATCAAGCCCATCAAACCCATCCAACCCATCCAGCCGGAAGCTCCGCAATCCCCGGAACCTCCGAAGGACAATGACGGCTTGGAGAAGAAGACCTTCGACGGACTTGCTGAGGCCATCCAGTTCATCGCCACGAACTATCAGGTACAGGTGACGTCGGCCAACGAGGCACGCGCCTTCCTGAAGGAGAAGGGCATCAAGGCAACCATCAAGAACGGATAAGCCATAGCGTTATATGACAACGAGAGCGGTTTCGGATATTGTAACACACGTAAGATCGGCCATCGACGAGCTGATGGTGAACGACTCGAATTTCCTCAGTCAGAGCACTGACGAGGAAAACCTCACGAATGTCATCATCGACAAAATCGGATATGCCCTGCAGTACGTCATCGAGAACGCGCCGGTGGAGAAGCTCGACAGCAGCGTCTTCGAGACACTGACGCCTGCGGAGATAACAGACAGGTTCGACATTGATGCGATGCTTGTGGGGCACCTCAGACTTCCGTCAGACCTCCTTCACATCATCGAGGCGCGCCTTTCTTCGTGGTCACATTTCCCGATACCGCTGTCCGACGCCTCTCAGGAAGCACTCATGCAGCAGGATCAGTATGCACGCGGCTCATGGGACCGTCCTGTGAATATCCTCACCTACGACGGTTCAGAGCGAGTCCTGCTGATGTACAGCGCAAAGGATAGTACAGACACGCTCAGATTCACCTTCATCCGCAAACCGGCACTGACGCACTACACATCTGCCGACAGTGTCAGCGTGCCCGACCAGCTCGAAGCCTCACTCATCTACCAGATAGCAGGCATGGCCATGACGGCATTCAGGGAGGATGTGGCTAACAGTCTCTTTGCCATCGCACAGAGATACCTGGAAAGAGGCGACCTTAAAAACGAAATGAACATTCAGAGATAAGAACCGATGATTATCCCAGTTTTTGCATTTGACGAGGAGGCCAACGGCTATTTCAGCGAGCCTTTCACCATCGACGAACAGGCGAGGGTCAATATCGAACTGGCTGGCAAAGCCCCCGTGCTGATCCTGAAACAGGAAGCTGACGGCGGCTATGCCAACTACGGGCAGACGCCGAAGGAAAGTGACCGCTACGAGCTGAACATTACTTCGAACCAGGAAGAGACCGTCATGATAGCCACTCCCGTAGAAGTGACAAAGTGTTACATCATAAACTGACAGAACATGAAGCTATTCAATTTCGACATACACATTGGAAAGTGGCGGGTGCTGGTACAGACCCGCGATATTGCCGACAAGGCCGTGACCGGTGAGAAACTGGCAGACAGGATCATCAAGGCATGGCACATCGCAAAGAAAACTATCAAGAACGAGCACATCGACGATGCTGCCGTTGACTCCCGCACTATCAAGAAGGGAGCAGTGAAGAATGATCATATCGGCAAGTGTGAGATCCATGCCGACAAGTTCCACCCGTGTGTTGAGGAATGGATCAACGAGAAGATGGACTACAAATGCCGGCTGATGGAGAAGCAGATGCTTGAACTCCGCCAGCTGGTGACGTCATACACGCAGAACGGCATCGCCCTGAGCAACTCTCTCGGTGCCAATCAGGACATCGGTATCACCCAGTGGCGACTCACGCGAGAACTGGTCAACCTCAACAACCGTATCAATGACTTGGCAGGTCTGCCCGGCAAGGGTATCTGTGTCACCATCACTCCCGATGTATTTATTACTGAGTTGGATGGCGAGCTAGCTTTGACCGTCACATCTAGCGGTGAGGATGTTCTGGAGAAGGTTAAAATCTATGTCAATGATGATCTGATCATCGAAAGGGAATGGACGGAAGGTTTCATCGATCACTTCACACTCCACGACACATCAGTTGTAAAGACAGTAGTACAGATTATGGGAGTTGAATATACGGACATCAAGGTAGTAACCAAGCTGTTCCCGTTCTTCATAGGCTCCGGCCTTGTATGGCAGGATGCTGAGACGGTGGAGAATGCTCAGGTTTACAGAGGCCATCTTAATGGCAGCTATGACATGACGGTGAATAATGACGGTGACAAGATATATGTCATCATACCAAAGCGTCTGGCATACCAGATGATAAGGATTGACATGAATGGGTTTGAGGTTCCTGTGACTACCCATGAGGATGGCGAACTGCTTATCTATGAGTCAGTCAACCAGTATCAGGCAGGCAGATACAATCTCGACATCACCTGCAACTGCAACTGCCATCCGCAGGCGGAAGAGACAGAAGAGAATAACGGTTAATAGAAATAGATATGAACAATCAGAATAATCCCAATCCTGCACCCATGCCTCCTGTTGACATTGATATGCAGGTGCGTGACAGGAATATTGATGCCCTTCCTGCCTTGCAGGTATATACCACAAAGGTGTTGAAGCCGAATACACACAGTATGCAGTGTCAGCACAAGAATGTCCTTACTCAGGAGATGTTAGGCTGTGAGGACTGCAAGTATGTCATCAAGTGGAAATATGATCTCAATGGCCAGACAGTAGAGATTCCCGAGAACTGCATTTTAGAGTTTGATGGAGGTTCATTGACCAATGGCACTATTGTTCTCAACGGCTGTGCTGTATATCCATCCTTTGACCCTCTTCTAGATGAAGGTCTTACTATAGAAGATATGCCGAAGGCTGGTACTGTAAAGTGGGACACCACTAATGGTATGCCTCTCTGGAGCAATGGTGAGAACTGGGTGGATGCCACTGGTAATGTCGTTAATGAAGAGTAACTAAAAGAAATCAAGATATGAACAGCAATAACAATAATGGCTGTGGATGCCATACAGACGTGAATATGGATGTTTGTGAGAAGAACATCAATATGCTACCCATGTTACAGACCTACACTACAAAGCTTCTGCACCCAAACATGCACTGCTGTAAGAATGTCCTTACACAGCAGATGATGGCTTGCGAGAACCATAAGTATGTCATCTGCTGGGATTTTGACCTCAATGGTAAGACAATCACCGTTCCTAAGAATTGTATCTTGGAGTTTGATGGTGGTTCCTTGAAGAATGGTACTATCATTGGTCAGGATACAGTATTCATCAATGTAGGTGACGTTGACATCTGGGGTGAGAACCTTACAAGGGAAGGTACTTGGAGAGAACACTCTGGAGGTGGTGGGAGTCAGGTTCAGTCTGACTGGAATCAGGAAGATGATACACAGCCTAACTATATTAAAAACAAGCCTACTATTCCTGGAGAACAAGTACAAGCTGATTGGAATCAGACAAATAATCAAGCAAAGGATTTTATCAAGAATAAACCAATTATTCGTGAAACAAAGTATATTCCTGTAAATCTTGCAAATCAGTATGTATTTTATACCAATGCTGAATTAGCAGAACTATTAGGGTTGACTGCTGATCAATTTATATCACACGTTAATAACTACAACTATACCTTCAAAGTAACCAATAGTCAACAAGAAGTGTTTATTGTGCCTGCTGCATATAGTATTGACTACACTAACAGTCATCGTCTGATGGGTATTGATGGTCCACTTACCATAACTCTTACTTTTCAAATTAGCAATGGTGTTTATCTTAACGGTGTGCTTGAAAATGCTGAAACAACTGTATTTGGTGCAGTGTCTTACAATGAAGAGCAAGATCTTGATGATGCTCAGAAAGTACGGGCTTTAAGCAATATTGAGGGTAAGACATATAATGCTGCTCAGTTTAGTGGTCTTGGAAAGAAAATACTTTCTAAAAATATCCAGCAGGTTGGGGGTGTCGATAAGAATATACTTGAACAGTCAATGATGCCTGTTGCCACAGGTGGTAATACTGTATATGTTATCAATTATGACTACGACTTGAATGGCAGCACTCTGAATATTCCCGATGGATGTACTTTGGAATTTGACGGTGGCAGCATTAAGAATGGTACTATTAATGCCAGCTATGTATTGCTGAATGACTGGAAATTCGATAATGTAACATTCAGTAGTAGTACAGCGTTTGATTTTACCAGCCAGATTTATGTTCCTTTAAAGAATGCAAAGGAGTTCTGTGAGACTATCCTTGCTCATAAGAGTCTTACTTCAACAAAGCCTACAATCTTTGTGTTTGGTTCTACCAACACTTACGCATGGCAGGGAACGCTTAATATTAATAGGAAGAATGTCAAGCTGATTGGTGGTGGAACTATACAAGGTCATATACATATCGGCTATACCGCTGCTGAGTATAAGGAATTGCATTATGATAGTTATGCAAATACAGGGCATCATTGTATAGTTGTTGATGGTCTTACCTTTAACAAGTATAATATTATTGGAACAGATACTGATGCTAATACCATTGATGACTTTGTAAAAGCTGGAGATCCAGATAATGTAAATCATGTGTCTATCTCCCTTATCAATGTTGACCATGTTAAGATAACCAACTGCTTCTTTGATAATGTGCCTTATCCAATTGTATATAAGGCTAATGATACGGTTGTCAATCAAAATGTGCGCCGTTTGAATATCCATAACTGTGATTTTGAAAGATGTAAGGTGGCAGTATATGCACCAA